CCGGACATCGACGAGGCATCATCGGCGGCAGTCGCGGCAGCAAGGCTGGCAGCTGGCCTGAGTACTCCGACTCAGGAGCACGCCCGACGATGCCAGGACTGGGAAACAGAAGCGGCAAGAGCTGCTGCTGACTTCGGAGTGCCGGTTGAAGTGTACAAGCAGGCTGTGTTCGCAAAGACGTTCGGCCTTCAGCCGGGATCGCCACTGCCGACAGCGGCAGCTGCTTTCCAGCAGGAAGCCTTGCCACAGGGCGAATACACGCAACTCGGTCAGAGGGCGTTCACGAACAACCAGAAGCGAATCAAGAACGCACTGGATCAAATGTCATCCGGGGAAGCGTCGAGAGTCATGACTGAGCAGACACTGATGTCAATCGGGCTGACTCAGGACAGGATCAAAGCACTGATTGATGACACTCTTCAGGGTGGAATCGAAGACGAGACCATCAGGCAGGAAATGGCATGAAACCAATCGCACTCGATGCGTATCTCAGGCTGAAAGCAAGTGCTCCGGGACAACCTCGGAGATTCACTATTCTTGCTTACTCAGGTGGATTGCTGCCAGTAAGTGGCTTTGAAGCCCCTGTGGTCGTCGATCTTTCCGGGCTTGAGATTCCGGCCACGATTCCGATTCTGATCGATCACGAGAAGACTGTGGAAGCCACGCTCGGGGTTGCGGACAAGATCCACAACAACGGGTCGAAGCTGGTGATGACTGGACAGGTCACAGGAACGTCTGTGAAAGCCAGTCAGGTCATCACGATGGCTGCTGCCGGTCATCTCTGGCAGGCTTCTATCGGTGCTCAGGTGATCGAAGAAGAGGCGATTCCATCAGGAATCTCCGCAACTGTAAACGGGCAGACGTTTGTCGGCCCACTGATCATTGCGAGGCGGTCTGTGCTTCGCGAAACGAGTGTCCTGCCAATGGGTGCGGACAATACAACTTCTGTGAACCTTGCGGCGAGTGCGGCAAGGCTTTTGAAAGGATCGGGCGCAATGCCAACCTTTGAAGAATATGTAACCTCACTCGGGTTGGACGTTGCGACGTTGACTCCCGAAGCAACTGCAGCCCTGCAGAAGTCGTTCGCGGCTACTCAGGCTCCTGCACCGGCTCCTGTTCCAGTTGCTGCTCCTGCGGCCCCTGCTGCCCCTGTAGTCGCTCCGATGGCGACAGCCGGGGATTCATCCATCAATCTTCAGGCGGCTCTTACAGACGCACGCAGGCAGATTGCTGCGACTTTCCAGCACGCGGCTGAGATTCAGGCCAAAGCTGCTGGTCATCCTCGGATTATCTCAGCTGCACTCGAGCACAACTGGTCAATCGACAAGGTTGAACTGGAAGTGATGAAGGCGAATCAGACCCGTCCGACTTCCTTCCATTCTGCCGAGAAGGCTGTTGCTGTTCCTCAGGTTCTGGAAGCTGCTCTGTGTGTCGCTCGAAAGCAGCGCGACGCTGAGAAGCAGTTCGACGACAAGACTCTGCAGGCGGCTCACAGTCAGTACCGTGGACGCATTGGCCTTCAGCAGGTCTTTCTGATGGCAGCTGCTGCCAGCGGTATGGCTGTGTCTGTTGGTGACCGGCTCACACGCGGGCTGATGACTGACATCCTTCGTGCCATGAATCAGGGTGGTCGTGAACTGCAGGCTGCGTTCTCGGTGACTTCTCTGACCGGCCTGCTCAGCAACATCGCGAACAAAGAGTTGCTGATGGGCTTCGAAGACGAGGACTCTTCATGGCAGGAAATCTCTGACATCAAGTCAGTGACTGACTTCAAGACCGTGACGAGCTATAGAATGCTCGACAACATGGAGTACGAAGAACTCGGCCCCGGTGGAATCATCAAGCATGGGAAGCTGGGAGAAGAGTCCTTTACTCGCAGCGTTAAGACCTATGCGAAGATGTTCGCTCTGACTTACCAGATGATTGTCGACGATGATCTGGGAGCGTTTGACGACGTTCGTAATCGTCTGGGTCGTGGTTCCAATCGTCGCCTGAAGCGATTGATCTGGACGACGTTCCTCTCCAATCACACTACGTTCTGGTCGACTGCCCGAACCAACTATATCGAAGGTGCTACAACGAACCTCGGTACTGATGGCGTCGGTCTGTCTGCTGGTGTGAAGGCATTCCGTCAGCGGAAGTCTCCACTGATCTCCGGTGAGGATGCAACATCTCAGCTGACTCTGGGCGGACGCCCGACGAAGCTGGTTGTTCCGCCTGAGCTGGAAGCGGTCGCAGATCAGCTTTACACGGCACGAAACGTCGCCGCGGTGAAGGTGTCTGACGCCAACATTCACGCCAATAAGTATCGACCGATCGTCGTGAACGAGCTGTCTGATTCGGCGTATGGTGGTGGACAGAGCGCGACGGCATGGTATCTGTTCGGTGATTCTGACAAGCCGGTTGTTACCAGCTTCCTGAATGGCCAGCAGTCTCCGACTGTTGAATCTGCGGACGCTGACTTCAACGTCCTCGGGGTTCAGTTCCGTGGTTATCACGACTTTGGTTGCGACCAGTCAGAGTACATGGCTGGAGTAAAGAGCAAGGGCGCTGCCTGATAGTCACTCTGTGACAATGACGATCTGAACCCGCTGGTCGTTTCCAGCGGGTATCTTCAAACAAAAAATGAACTGGAGTGATTCAAATGGCTCAGACGCCAGCAAAAACGTATTCGGATGAAGGGGCGATTGATTACACGCCTCATTCAGCAGTGACTGGTGGTGATGTTGTCGTTCTCAATGGGATCGTCGGCATCGCACCAAAGGACATCGCAGCGAACGTTAAGGGATCGCTGCTGACAGAGGGCATGTTCAAGCTGCCGAAAACTACGGCGGCATGGGTCCGGGGTCTCCCGGTTCACTGGGATCCGACTGGCACGCCTGACAGCGGTGACGCGAGTTCCGGTGCGGCGAATCAGCTGGGTGTCGGCACTTATGCCGGTGTCTGCGTTGAGACTGCCGGAAGCGGCGACAACTTCGGGGCAGTTGACCTGAACGCTCAGACGAATCTGATGGCTGTTACTTCGGTGACGGCAGCAGGGTCTGTGATTGGTGATGCGGCTCAGCTGTCTCAGGGCATCAACATTGTGACCGGTGCCAACGGAACAGTAGGTGTGATTCTTCCTGTCGCGGTTCCTGGTATGCAGGTTATCGTGAAAGGTGTCACTGCTGGCGTTCTGAAGGTGTGGCCGAAGACCGGTGCTGCCATCAATGCTCTGTCTGCCAGTGCTGCTCTCAGCATGACTACTGGTGCAATGCCTCTGACGTTCGTGGCCACTTCAGCAACGCAGTGGTACACGCTCCCATTGGTGGCAAGCTGATCGATGAGTGATTTTGAAGATGCTATCGGAGATATGACGACTGACCTGCTGGCTGAAGCCGGTGGGCCTTTCGTCTATTTCCGGGGCACCGACAAAACCACAGTCACGATGAGGAAGTCAACCAGACCGCCTGTGCTGGTGGATGCAGGCAGTGGGACCGTGATTGAAGTTCGGCCAGTTGACTTCATCATCCTGACTGCTGATCTTCCGTACGGAGATCCTCAGCCGGGAGACCACATCAGATCAGGCGGGTTGACGTGGGAAGTCCTGCCGAACCTTCTGACTGAGAAAGTGTTTCGGCGAATCAGTGATCAGATGACGAGAATCCACACGAAGCAGGTCAACTGATGGGCGACATTGAGAAGTCTCCGAGCACAGAAGCCATGCAGGCGATTGTTGATCGGATCAACTCCGGTGACTCATACGAGCTTGATGGGCCAGTTGAGTACACAGAACGAATCATTGATGAGCTGGAAGATATCTCTGATCTCAGAATCGACGTGGTGACTGAGAGTGAGTCGCAGCTGGAAGAGACTCTGGACGTTGAAGACAGAACGCAGATCATAATCCGAGTCTTCATCCGCTCGAAAGTTGACTCGCTTGAAAACGATACGATTGATCCTCTGAAGTTATTGGTCCGGAAGTTGTGGAGAAGGCTGAACAATTTCGATTCAGCAGACGGGCGAGTCAAGGTGTGGGACTGCGACGTATCGCCGAAAGAAGTACCGATCAAATCTATCCTGCAGAATCACAGGCTGTTCGTGGCGACGCTGCTGCTGAGGATTGAAGTGGAACCAAGCTGATGGCTATCCCAACCACAAAGAATAAAGAAGGGGTTTTCCTGACAGGGTACGCGTCTATGCTGGATCGTATTCAGCAACTGCAGTCACCAAAGGTCAGAGACAGAATCATTAAGGCTGGTCTGGGTGCCGGACTGAATCGAATCAGAACAGGCATCGCAAAGGAAGCACCGAAGGGCAGTCAATCAAAGTCCATTCGAAAGGGCGCGAAGGAATCCGATTCGTATCGGAAAGCGATCACCGGAGAAGGCGAGAATCAGGACAAGCCAACGATTAAAAAGGCAATCGGTCGGCAGATCAAAAAAGGTGGTCAGGGTGGCGTGTGGTTTGCTAAGGCTGGAGTGAATGTCGGGCTGAAAGCTGGTGGGCCTAAACGGGCGCCCCACGGTCACCTTGTGGCACTCGGGACGAAGGATCGATTCAGGAAGCATATCGGCGGACAGTTCTCGTATCTGGATGACGCGGCTCAAAAGAACAACGACATGCTGTCGACCGGAACCATGCCAGCTAACGATTTCGTCGGACGCGGCTATCAGAAGACGATCGGCAAGGCAATGGAGAGTCTGGAAAGACGAGTCGAGAAAAAGTTGGATTCTGAACTGAAGAGAATTGAAAAAACTTCGAAGGGGTAAGTCATGGCAAAAGTTAAGTCAAAAGGCACTACGCTTTTAATGTCGATCTCGTCTGTTTACACAGCCATTCCACAGCTGAAGTCCCTTTCGATTTCAGGCGAGAAGTCGGAGACGTTCGACACCAATACGCTTGATGGAACAGCCTTCAAGAGTAAGGCACCTACAGGCTATGTGGAACCATGCACAATCAGCGCTGACGTGTTCTATGATCCGCAGAACGCGGTACATCAGGCATTCATTGCTTTGATCGCTGCCCCGAAAACCACCAATTTCAAAGTGACTTACGCTGACTCTGGAACTGATCCATTGTTTTCCGGTGGGCCTACTTCCGCGATCTACTCCGGAGTCGGTTTCGGATTTGACAAGTCAGCTTCCCCGTCAGACGGTCTGTCTGGGAGCATGACGATTGAGACTTCAGGAGCGCCGAGCTGATGAAAGCAAAGTTGATCACCAATCATTTCGCCGACATGTCCACCATGACGGAAGAACAGCGGGCGAAAGTCCGCTTTGCCAAACAGCAGGATGGAAAGCGAGTCGCGATCTATCCTGCTGGAACAGAGTTCGAGGGAGACCATGCACTTGCTCTCTGTCGAAACGGACAGGCCACTCCAAGCGATCAAGAGTGCAGCGAAGCTCTCGGGCTGAGCGAGGCTCAGCTTCGTGATCTGCAGGTCAACTACCAGATGGACGCTCTCGGGATCAACAAGCAGGAAGATCGCGATCTGTTCCGCGCTGGTGTGATCAAGGGATACAGCAAGGGTGGTGCGTATATCCCCGGGCCAAACTGGAACCAGTATCAGGAAGCAAAGGAACTCGTTGAGAGTTCAGAGGACAGCATCTGATGGCGACAAACATCTTCACTCGCCTTGAAAAGCGTAAAGCCTTCCCGCTCGATGTCGATGGTGAAGTGATTCACATCACTGAGCCAACGATGGGACAGATCAGCCGGATTCAGAATGTCGGTAATGCTGATTCTACAGGGTTGGCTTTCGGCTTGTGCCTTGTCGACTCAAACGGGAGTCGGCTGATTGATCAGCTTCCTGACGAGGCTGATCAGGACTTCTCTCGACGGGTCATGGAGATGGCTTCCAACCTGACTGTGAGTTCAGTCAAGAAAATCAGCGAAGCCATCCTCCGACTGTCGAAGCCGGTTGATCAGGTACCACTGCAAAAAAACTGAAACGCGACCATGACGCAAAGTTCGCTGCGGAACTTGGTCGCGCTGTCGGTCGACTTGATTGGTGGAACATCAGGGATGAGCACACTCCGTTTCAGTGGCAGTGTCAGCGTGCGATGTACGAAGTGTCGGCGTTCGGTGAGAGAAGAGCTGATATCAGGGCTGCAATCAACACAGCCAATCTGATCGCGGCTCAGATGATTGAGCCAATGACGACTGAGATGTTTCGGAATATCGTCAAGGCACTGTCGTCGTATATGCCTGGAGAGTCTGACGAGGATGATGAAGATGATCTGTTCGACCCTCGGGCAATGGCGAAGCTGAAGGAACGTGAGCAATGAGTATCGGCAATCTGGTCGCGAACCTCGGAGTCAATTCAAAAGACTTCACGAAAGGACTGGCAGACGCGAAATCGTCTGCCAGTTCTTTTGCTGGTGGTCTGGTCAGTTCTCTTGCCCCGCTGGCAGGCATTGTCGCTGGTATCTGGGGTGGTGCCGAATCAGTCGGCAACTTCAAAGAAGCACTCTCTGAACAGAAGAAGCTGGCCTCAGTCCTCACAGCCACTGGCGGGACTGCCGGAGTCACTGCAGATCAGATCAATGATTACGCTTCTGAGTTGCAGTCCCTGACGAACTTCGAGGGTGACGCGACGGTCGGTGCTGCTGCCATGATGACTCGATTCGAGAACATCAAGGGCGACATGTTCTTCTCTGCGATGGATGCGTCAGCGGATCTCGCGTCAGTGATGGGAACTGATCTCGTATCGGCAACCAACCTTTTCGGCAAGGCGATGGACAACCCGACTGAAGGGCTGGCCAAACTGAAGAAAGCCGGGATTGCCTTTACTGATGCTGAAGAAAATCAGATCAAGGCACTGCAGGAATCCGGTGATCTGATCGGCGCTCAGGGGATGATTCTTGATAAGGCTCAGAGCAAATTCGGTGGTGCGGCCAAAGCGATGGCTGATCCCTGGACGATTGCAAAGAACGGAATCGGTGATGTGAGTGAGATGATCGGCTCACTTCTCGCCCCGTCCTTTGACGTGATCGCAAAAGGCATCACGCTTGCAACAGACTTCATCGGCGGCTTCGGAGATATCTTCCTTCAGGTGGGAGTTGAGGCGGCTGCGTGGATGACTGTTCTCGGTGAGGCATGGTTCATCTTTGCTGAAGGTGTCTGGACTGCGATTGAACCTGTGGTCAATGAAGTTGCCGGACTGTTTCAGTGGCTGTTCGGCGACATCCTCGGTGAAGGTGGAGTGTCGTTTCAGGAGATGGGCATCGAAGCCATCGTCGTGATGACCAATATCACCGGAATCATCCAGCTTGCTGCAATGGAGTGGGGACTCGCTATCGTTGAATTCGCGAACGACACAATCTTCATGTTCACTGACAAGCTGCCAGCGGTGGTCTCTTGGTTCGCTGATAATTGGACAGATATTCTGTTCACCGCAGTTGATTATACGCTGACGATCTTCATCAATCTCGGTCAGAATATTCGCAACATGTGGTCCGCTGTCCTTGAGTTCATCAAGGGTAACGGCTTCGAGTTCGACTGGACTCCGCTCACTGAGGGCGCTGTGTCGGCAATCTCGAAGCTGCCGGACATCCCAGAGCGAGTATCGACCGAATTCGAAAAGTCGATGAAAGCCAACATCGACGCCACTTCACAGGGTCTCGGTGAAAGCATGGAGAAGACCCGGAAGGATCTCACTGAAGGGCTCGTGAAGTCCCGGGAGAAGATCACTAAGGCATATGATCCAACCAGAGACCTCACGCCCTCTGTTGACGCTGGTGGTGATGGTCAGGATGCACCAGCTGCTGGCAAGAGTATCAAATCAGCCGGGGCACAGGAGTTCGGTTCGGCTGCAGCATACTCAACCATCGCAGCTGCATTCATGAACAAAGGAAAAGACCCGACAGTCAGCGCGATTGAGAGGCAGACCAGCGAGCTGAAGAAATCTGCCAAAGAGAATCGCCCGTCATTCACTGTCGTAGAAAGTTTTGGTGACGCATGACGGTTTACTATCTCGAAGAGATGGCATCGGGAAGGACTGCCAAGAATTCAAGGGGCGTCCGGACATATCAGGCTCAGTTCAAGATGCTGACTGATCTGCAGACCGAAAGCGCTTATGATGTTGGATCACATCCATCGCTTCCAAAGATCGGCTCAGTTCATCCAGATGATCCGTACGCATGGTGTTCTGACATTGAGGTTTCTCCGAGCGATCCGTGGGCAGGCTGGACTGTCACTGCCAGCTATACCACCGAACGCGAGATCACAGAGAATCCGCTCAGTGAACCTGCTGTAATCACATGGAATTCAGAGCAATATCAGAAACCTGCGGTGATCGACAAGGAAGATGATCTGATCGTCAATTCGGCCGGTGATCCATTCGACCCGCCAGCAATGATGGATGATGCCCGGGTGAGTGTCACTGTCACGAAGAACGTGGCCTCTGTTCCTGCATGGGTGCTGCAATATCACAACGCGATCAACTCGGCATCATTCACAATCGACGGCACTACGATTGCTGCGAGAGTAGCGAAGGTGCAATCGTTGTCGATTGGTGAAAGACAGTTTCGAAATGGGGTTCAGTTCCGAGTTCTGTCCTACTCGCTGACGTTCCGATACGAAGGCTGGCCTCTGGTTCTCCTTGATGCCGGTATGAGAAAAATCAGCGGTGACACACGCGTGCCGATTGCGAATGCAGACGCCCCTGTTCCTCTTGATGGACTCGGGGCACCGATTGCTGATCCCACATTCACTAACGCGGTCTATGGCACGTTTTATGTTTACAGAGAAGTTCCCTTCAGCAGTCTTCCAATGACGTGATGCTATGGCACTACCAATCCTGTTCGGCCCCAAAGCAGCAAAGCAGATCGACAACGCTATCCGCAAGGTTGGTGGAACGATCCAGAATCCTACGCCTGCTCCCCGCGCAAGGTGGCAGAAGAAGGGTATGAAGCGCGGTGTGATTCTCGATCAGCCGTTACCTGCTGCCAGTAACGCAAAGACCGCTCCATCTTCTGCCAGAGCAACCGCTCTTGACTGGGACGGTGAAGCGTACACCGAAACTGAAGAAGAAGTGATTGTCTGGAATCACAGTGAATCTCAGTCGTATCTGCCAGACACTTTTGGCTATGCAGAAGTCATTGATGGTCATGAAGTTTTCATCGGCGATTGCGATGCAATGAGGGATCGATAGATGAGGCTCGGTCTTTGCTGTTGCGGTGGACTCATTCCGTGTTTCGGATGCGGCAATAAGAGATTCCAGAGCACATTTGAACGCATTGGTGTTGAGCACAGCGGATTCAGTGGCTTTCAATTCAGTAGCGGTCAATCTGTTTCGTGCTCTGGGACAGAAAGCACAATTCTCGGCGAATACAGCTGGAGTGGAACGCAGTACTTTGTTTCTCCAAATGACATCCCAACAAATCTGCAACTGTGGCGACAACCAGAAGGTGTGATCAAAAACGGATACGGGTATTTAGGTCTGCTCCAGAATAGATGCCAGTGGATCTGGAACGATTTGACCATCTACAAGACTGTCGGTCATCGAGTTGCGGTTAGGTCTTTTCTGCCTTACTTGCAGGTTCATTCACAAATGGATGTGATCGGCTCGTATGCTCCAGTTAATGCTGTCGACCCTGCTGATCCTTGGAACAAAGAAATTGAATTGACCGACTCGCGATGCAATCAGAAAGTGATAGAGTCTGAGACGAATAACACCACCGCTGTTCGTTGGGAGTGTTATTCAATGCCCGTGTACACGGCATTGCTCTTGAGCATTCAGCCAAAAGTTACCGGCAATGAAGTTCAGCATTTCTGGGACCTGCGAGTATTTGTTACTTTCGGTACAACAGCAGTGACGAATAGATCGTGGACAGGTCGCCCGGAGAACGATCCGTTCGATGCGGTAGCACCATTCGTGCGACCATTTGTCAATGGAACAAACACTCCAGTCACCGGGCCTACTGGGCCTTATCCGTGCTTTCCGTTTTTTCAAACACCGCACCCTTATGGGGCAGGCTTCGTCGCGTACAGAAAAGAAGTCAAATGCAACGAAGATTTCAACAGAGAGCCAGTTGTTCTGGAGCTTGACGACAATATTTACATACCACGTAGATACACTGTTTTGGGAATCACATGCCCGCAGACAATTACTCTCACATTGTTTCCGGAGTGAATTGCAGGTTCCTTTCGGGGAACTTGTGTTTCAACGAGAACGCTAAAGCATTCAACTTGCCGGTGATGCCGACAGACTGTGCTGCATGCTCTTGTTTCAGCGTGAGCAGCATAAAGCCTGACTGCGTTCATCTCGGCTCGCAACGCCGATGCTGCGACTCTCTGTTCATCTGTCGCAAGTTCAAAGCAGATTGCGTAAAGTTACTGGTGAACCAGACCAGCGATCAGCTTCGTTGTTGCGAAACATGTGAGTCACATGAATCATCTGAAAGCACGTCATAGTTGCACGCCGTAAGCAGGACGGCAAGCCGGAGCTTCGGGAGACTGGAAGAGATCGGCTTCCAGTCGCTCCGTTCCGGAGCTTGTATACCACCATACAGAAAGAGTCGAAACGATGGCAAAGAAACGATCTTCCACCAGGTCTGAACAGCCTGCCGAAAGGCACTTCCGTGATCGAGTTGTCAGGCTTGACCGAATCCGAAGCGGTGATCTCGTCCTGAATCCGAAGAACTGGAGAACTCACCCTGAAGCACAGAAGGCCGCGCTGAAGGGCGTTCTCTCTGAGATTGGATGGACTGATGCCCTGATCGCTCGGGAGCGCCCTGATGGGCGTCTGGAGCTTGTAGACGGGCATCTGAGAAGTACCCTTGATCCGGATGAGATCGTACCGGTGCTGGTCGTGGATGTCAGTGAGGAAGAGTCAGACAAGCTGCTGACGATTCTCGATCCGCTTTCGGCGATGGCTGGCGTTGACGTGGACAAGCTGAATGAACTGCTGGGAACCGTCAGCTTTGAATCTCCGGACATGAGTGATCTTCTCGATATCCTGAGATCACAGAGCATTGAAGCCGAATTGCAGAACAACGCGTCATCCGGAGACGTTGAGGCGGAACCCGGGCCAGCTGTCACTGAGACCGAGTCTGCTGCAGTTGGCACCGGCTTCGTGAACATGGCTTTCCCGGTGACCACAATGCAGGAAATCGAGATCCGGAAAGCGATCAAGAAAGCCAAAGAGCGCTGGCAGGTTGAATCGTCCGGCATGGCACTCGCCATGATCCTTGAAGAGTGGATTCAGACCAATGGCTAAAATCCACAAGAAGATGGCTACTGAAGAGTCCTGCTATGATCTCGCTGTCAGGCGAACGAAATATGCGTTTGACAACTTCGACAAGGTGGTCATCTCGTTCAGTGGCGGCAAGGATTCAACTGCCTGCCTGAATCTCGCCCTGGACGAAGCACGGCGCCGTGGGCGGCTTCCTCTGGACGTGGTGTTCTTCGATGAGGAAACAATCCCACCGGAAACCGTTGAATACGTCGAGCGAGTGAGGGCGAACCCCGACATCAATCTGATGTGGTTCTGCCTTCCGTTTCATCTCGGAAACGCATGCTCGCGAGAATCGCCGGAGTGGTACATCTGGGATGAGGCGGCTCGCGATCTGTGGGTCAGGCCACTTCCTGAAGGTGCCATCACTGAGTGGCCGACGTTTCGCCGCGGTATGGGTCTGGCCGATTTCTCCCGGACCATCTTCGGGCCTGAGTTCGGTCAGGTTGCGTGGATTCTGGGAATCCGCACGCAGGAAAGCATGACTCGATTCCGGACCATCGCGACGAAGACCGGATTCAACTGCTTCGCGATTGAATGCACGATTGACGGCAAGTATGCCGACACAATCGGGCTGAAGAAACGAAACGGAACAGTCCGGTGTAAATGGGAATACAAGGTGTATCCGATTTATGACTGGACCGTCGAAGACATCTGGACGGCAACAAACAATTTCGGATGGGACTACAACCGAGTGTACGACGTGATGCGTGCATGCGGAGTTCCTCCCGGACTGGCTCGGTGTTCTCCGACGTTTGGTGAGCAGACAAATCGGGGTCTCTGGAAGTACAAGGTCTGCTGGCCTGATCTCTGGGCGAAAATGTGCTATCGAGTTCCGGGCGCTGCGACTGCTGCCAGATATGCGAATACGGAACTCTACGGCGTCGGCGTGAAGCCTTCGGGGATCAATGAGGGAGAATCATGGCAGGAACGCACGATGTCTCTGGTGGGCCAGCTGGAAGGCGTAGCGAAAAAGGACGTTAGTGCCGGAATCCTGCAGATGCTGAACACTCACCGGAATTTCTACCTGAAACGCGATAGAAGGCCTCCAGCGATGCCGGAT